CTCAGCATCAGCGGCGGCGGCGTGAGCTTGACATACAACGCAGTATGCACAGGCAAGGGAGCCACTGCGGCTGCCAACGATGTGACGCGTTACACGTTCACGTTCGACCTGATTGGATGAACTATGGCACTAACAAGAGAACAGATTCTGGCAGCCGACGACCTAGGCCTTCTCGAGGTCAATGTCCCTGGGTGGAGCGGCAGCTTGTTTATTCGCGTGATGACATGCGGCGAGCGAGACAGCTACGAGAACGACTGGGTCGTTAACAAGGGTAAGGGCGTTGAAAACTTCCGCGCGAAGTTTTTGGCACGCTGCCTGACTGACGCCAAGGGCCAGCGGTTGTTCGCTGACGCGGACGTTCCGCTGCTGGCCGGCAAGTCGGCTGCCGTGTTGAACGCACTGTTTGCAAAGGCGATGGCGCACAACGCTCTGAGCGACAAGGACGTGGAGGAACTCGCAAAAAACTAGCAGTCCGCCCGACGCGTGTTTTCCTGTTTCGTCTGGCGGCACATCTCGGAATGACGGTCAAGCGGTTGTGTCAGGAAATGGACAGCCGGGAGTTTGCCGAGTGGATTGCGATCCACCGGCACTTCCACCCACTCCCTGACACGTGGCGGCAGACGGGCCTGGTGGCCAGTGCGACGCTCGCGCCGTACTGCCCACGCGGCAGGACACCGAAGGTCGAAGACTTTGTTCCGATAGTAAAAGGCCCGCAGCACGAACTGCAGATTCAAGAAGCGTTGGAACAGCTGGCACGAGACTTGGCGGGTGAATAATGTCGACGGTAATCGGACTCGGCGTGCAGTTCTCGGCCAATGCCAACGGCATGACCAAGGGACTGTCGCAGGTCGACAGGCAGCTGCAGAACCTCGGCAAGCAAGCGGCGGCGGCGGCGTCGCTCTTTGATTCGTTCACATCCTCAAGCGGCGCGGCCGGTGCGGCCCAGCAGCAAGTCGCCACGGACATTGCCTTTCTCGGCAGTGCACTGAAGACCGGGCAGATCTCGGCCCAAGAGTACGCCGCTGAACTGCAGGCCGTTGTCGGCGGTGCCCAGACGGCGGCCGCTGCGTTTGCGGAAGGTGCGAGGATCACCGACCAGGTTGCCACGGCCGAGGAGCGCCGGACGGCTGAGCTTGAGCGGCTCGGGCAGCTGCTCGCGCAAGGAGCGATCAGCGAGGAGACCTACTCGCGTGCCGCGGCAGAGGCCAGCGGTGCCAACGAAGAGGCTGCCAAGGCCGAGACCGAGCGAGCCAAGGCGTTGTCGAGGGCGGCTCAGATCACGCAGGCCAACCTAAGCCCTCAGCAGAAGTACGACGCCGAGGTCCAAGAGCTTAGCGCCCACCTAGCCGCCGGTCGCATCTCGCAGGAGACATACAACGCGGCCCTTGCCAAGGCTGCGACAAGCTTTGACAAGGCCACCAGGTCTGCCTCTGCATTCGATGCCGCCTCCGCTTCCGGCGGTGGCGGTAGCACCATGCAGTTCAACGAGTTGAGCGGTGTGCTGTCTGCACTGCCTGGGCCGATCGGCAATGTGGCTGGTCGGCTGTCCGGTCTATCGTCAGCTGGCCAGGGCCTCGGTAAGGTGTTCGGCGGCGGTGCTGGGCTTTCGGGTGGCCTTGCCAACATTGGCTCTTCTGTAGCTGGGCTAGTCAATCCTTTCAGCCTCGGCCTCGCTGCGGTCACTGCGTTTGCCGCTGGTGCCAGCGCGGTGGCCAGCGGGCTGCTCGACCTCGAGGACCGCGTCGAGAAGCTCGGCAACACGGCCGACAAGCTGGGCGTGTCGTTCGAGTTTATTCAACTTCTGGAGGAAGCGGGCAACCGCTCTGGCGTTTCGATCGAATCTGTCAGCAGCGCCTTTGGCAAGCTGCAGAAGACGCTCGCGGGTGCAGACGAGGAAAGCAAGGCCGCGACGGCGGCTCTCGACAAGCTTGGCATTTCGTTCACAGACCTGGAGAACCTCAGCCCAGAGGAGCAGATCCGCCTGATTGGCGAGCAACTCCAAGGCATCGACGATCCAGCGAAACGCACTGCCGCTGCCATGCAGATCTTTGGCAAGAGCGGCGCGGACTTACTGCCGTTCTTCGCCAACCTCGGCCCGGCGGCAGAAGACATCGAGCGGCTCGGCGGCGCTATGTCTGACATCGACCGAGGCCGCATTGATGATTTCGGTGCAGGCATCGACGCACTGGGCGTTGCCAGTTCCCGGCTCGGCGAGCTACTCCTATTGCCGTTCGCGGGCCTGGGCGAAGGCATCGCGCAAGGCTCGGCCGAGTTCTTGGGCGGCATCAACGCGATCGTAGGGCCGATTGGCGACGTGCTGGAACCAATTCTCTCGGGCCTCGGCACAGCCATTGAGATTGTTGGAGTCATACTAGGTGGCATTGGGCGGTCTCTCGGTGCCTTGCTGGCTCCGCTTGGTGACTTGTCGCAGGCATGGGGCGGCCTAGCAGACGCGTTCAATGAAGAACTCGTGGACATTGTCCGCTATTTCGTGGACGCACAGGTGGCCTCCTACGAGTGGCTGGCATCCTTTAGCCCGCTGAACGCCATCACCGACAACATCGGGGCGATTGGCGAAACCATGTCCCGCATTGCCAAGATCATCACTACGGCTCTCGCGCAGATTGGCGAGTATGTCGGCCGGACGTTGGCGGCGTTTAACAAGCTCTTTGGGCTTAACGTTTCTATTGAGTCAATCGGGGCCTTAATCTCATCCGTGTTCGGAGGCGTATCCTCCACCTTTGCGACGATCGCCAACGCCATCGGCGGCACAGTCGGCCGCTTGCTCACGATTGCCGAAGACTTTCTGGGCATCACGGCTGAGGTCCAGCAGCCGATTTCACCAGAGCTAGACATTTCCGGCCCGACGTTGGCAGCCACGCAGTTCGCCAAGGAGATCGACGCGGCCACTACCGCAGCGGCAGAGTTTGGTGCCGCTGGATTCGATGCGGCACTGGCCTACCAAAACTCGCTCGAGCAGATCGCTCAGCTGCAGGCGGACGGCACGCTGACCGCTGACGAAGCCAGGAAAATGGCAGAGCGGGAGAAGACCGCGTTTGAGGCCAAGATTGAAACGCTGGATAAAGAAGCAGATGCCCAAGCCAAAGCTGCCGAGGCGGCACAGAAGGCCGCCGACGAAAAGATCGCAGCGGCCGAGCGTGCCGCAGCTGCTGCCGTCGAGGCCGACCGCAAGCTGGCCGACGCGTTCATCTCTGCCCAAGGTCTCGGCGGCGATGGTGCGACGGCGGCAGACACGCTCCTGGCTATCACTCGGCAGGTCGAGGAGACCGAGGCGGCCATCGCCGAGGCTCGCGCCGCTGGTGATGCAGCCGCCGAGCAGGCAGCTACGCGGCGTCTCGCCGTTCTCGACCAGGCCCAGGCGGCGGCCGAAGAGACGGCACGGTTTGGGTTCTCGACTCAGGACGCCGAGCGTGCGATAGCGTCGGTGCGAGACAAGCTGGACAAGACGTTTTCGGATGCCAGCGTTGAGATTGCGCCGGACGCGTTCGCAGCTGCACAGGAGCAGCTGTCGCAGCTGGAGGCGGACCTTGAAGCTAAGGTCATCGACCCGGAGACGTTTGAGCAGGCAGCCGACGCGATCCGGTCTGGCTTTGAGGACGCACTCAAGACGGCTGAGAAGATCCGAGACCTGAACGAACAGTACGCCGAGCGTGCTGCCGAGATCGAAGCAGATCGGCTCGATGCTCTGTCGCAGGTTTCGCAGCAGCCCGTCCAAGCGACAGACGTACGCACGAGCGAGGGCGTGAGCGAGTTCCTGCGTCTGGCGACCGGCCGCGAAGATCCGGCGATTGCCGAGTATCGGAAACAGCTTGGCGAGCTTCAGAAGATTAAGGCTGAGATTGGCAAGCTCGGCGGCGTGGTCGACATCGTGGGAGCAGCGTAATGGCCGTACTGACCTACCGCGAGGTAATTCCGCGAACGTTCACGCACAAGTTTGGCGAGTCGCCGACGGCGGAGATTAAGTACCACTGCACGACGAATGGCGTAACGTCGACGCAGGAAGTGCTGAACGCCATCGGGATATTCCACGGTGCCAGCCATCCCGAGTACGGCTACCTGCTGTGCGTCGAAGGCGCGGTCAACGAACTCGACCCGTACCATGTCGAGGCCACGTATTCCTACGAGGTGCCAGCCATTGGCACTGAGGACAGCGACCCGAACCCGCTGGCCCGCGCAGACATCTGGTCATTCTCGACTGGCGGCGCCGCCGTCCCTGCCCTGGCGTACTACGAGGGCAGCGGAAACGGAAACGTGCGGCCGCTCATGAACAGTGCCTTTGACTTCTTCGAGGGTGCGATGACCGAGGAGGCGGAACTGCGGGCGACGATCTCAGGGAACCGCGCCGTGTTTCCTATCGGTGTCGCGGCCAGCGTTACAAACGCAGTGAACTCAGACGGGTATCTGGGCGCAGCGCCGTACCAATGGAAATGCCAGGGCATCAGCGGCCAGCAACAGGTCGAGGTAGTCAACGGCAGCGAACTCAAGTTCTGGGCCGTGTCGGTTGAGTTGGCGTTTCGGCAAAGCGGCTGGCGATTGATGCTGCCGGACGTTGGATACAACTACATCGAAGGCAGCCAGAAGAAACGGGCGTATGTCCTTGACGCTGAAAGCGGCGACAAACTCGCGTCTTCCAACCCGGTCGCGCTTAACTCCAACGGCTCGCTAAAAGGGCCTGGCGTCGCACCTGACATTCTCTACCGGCGCGTCCACTCCGAGGTGGCGTTTCAGCCGTTGTTCGGCACGCCACCTTTCTAAAAGCATTTCGACACACCGAGTAGGTTGACGTTATGACAGAGTTCCTCGCACTTCCTGGCACGCTCAATATCTCCCTCACGGTGGGCGATGAGTTCGGCATGCTTGCCGACCTGAGCATCGACACTACCGGGTTTACCTGGACGGCGATCGTCTACCAGGTCTCGACCAGCGTGTCGTTCTCCAACCCGTCAGGCGTCGCAACGCAGGGCGCCACAGCAGCCACGTTCGCCGTCACGACGGTCAACGCTGCGGCCGGGCAGCTAAACCTTTCGCTGACTGAGTTACAGACCTCGGCCTTGGCGTCGTCACAGACCTACCGCTGGTATCTGCGTGGCGTCTCGCCCGGCCTCGTCACCCGGACCTACCTATCTGGCACACTGCGAGCGTTCGCACCATGAGCATCAACGTCGTTGTCTCTAGCACCGCTGCGGGTGTGAGCGTGTCGGGCGGCACAGCCGTGTCGATCG